GCCTTATAGAGACTAACGATGTTAGACTGGTTGTGATTGACACATTAGATTATCTACAGCCACTTGCTGTCATTAATGCAGAATCGACCGATCAGTTCATGGGTGGCGCAGCTAAGGCAAATAATAGATTTATTGCCCGTCTTATTGAGCTATGCCGCAAGCACGATTGTACAGCAATCATAGTGTCGCAAATCAGACAGAAGGTGGGCTTTGTAATGGGATCAAATGAGGTTATTGGAGGCGGAACAAGCATCAATTATGGACCACACGTAAGAATTGACATTCGTAAAAGTGAAGTCCTTAAAGACAAAGCTGGTAATGAGTATGGTCAAGTTGTTAAAATGAAAAGCACTAAGAACAAGACGTTTATCCCGCAAAAGACTACATATGCTCAAATAATCTGGGGTGATGGATTTGACAAGATTGCTGATTATCTTGATATCGCCGTTGAAGATGGAGTAATAACAAAGGGCGGCGCGTGGTACAGCTACGGTGATCTTAAAGTCCAAGGCGCAGAATCAATGCTTGAAAAGCTAAAATCTGATGAAAAACTATTAAACGAAATTAAAAAGAAAATCGGTATGAACTAATGACTGAACCTAAAGCCAAAAAAGTTAAAAAACCTGCAAACCTTGATAAGAAGCCACATGGCAGCCTTGGCCGCAAACACAGTGAACACACAAAATTATTGATCTCGCAAAAACGCCAAAATAGGGTGGTTCAACCTCGTAATATTTCGCAGTCAAGCAAGAGAACTTCTTTCTACCACGAACTTGAACATGACTGGCAAGGGATGATTTCAAAAAAGAATAGTGATATTCGTAATAATAAGATTAAAGAAGCTCTGAATTGGATTGAGTCGAATAAAGAAGAGCTTGGTTACATTCCCAAAGAGAAGCTTAATAATCGTGAAATGGTTCTAGAACAATATGACAAGCACGGAATTCTTACAGAATACTTAGAAATGTATAACAGCAACTATGAAGAGCGTATTCCTGATGTTCTTTTCAATGATGAACGCGCCCCTGCTAACGTAAGGGTTGACGATCCTTGGGAAATGATTGATTCATTCTCTGATATGGATTCAGATTTTTCAGATTCTTATGCCGAAATTTTTGGCGACACTGGTGAATTTGATGAGTAGTGATAACAGCCATGAATTCATTCCAGCAGACGATGACACCCCTGACCAGCTTCTAGAGAAGCGGCTTATTCGAGTCGAAGCAGAGGCAGCAATTTTACGCGAGCAATATAATCTCCTATATAATGATTACATGGTTGTTCTTAGTGGCGCTGATGCTGTATTGAGGTCAATTGGCGATCCCCTTGTGCTTGAAGAGATATATACAATGGTTGCCGATAAAGATACGAATCTCGCCCTGCTGTTCAGACCACTCGTTGACATGATTACAGAATTCAACTTTAACTTTATAGAAGTAACTGACGGCGGTTTTGATGAATAGTGATAGAAAAAAAATAATCTATATCGGAGCAGATTTCGCAGCATGCGGATTTTTTCGCGTCATACAGCCAGTTAGAGCATTTCAGCGTCACCAAAATAAAGGCATATATTCAGAGAATTTAGAGTTTAGCTTGTTCTCTGATATTGCGCCAGAAGTCGGCTATTCAACTTCAGTAATAAATGAGTTATTGAAATATGATGCTGTTGTTGTACAGCGCCCAACACATCCCAACATGCCGGAAATGATGAGAACTCTCAAAAAGGCAAATAGGAAAGTTTATGTCGAGCTTGACGACGCATTGTTTCATATTCATCCATCAAATCCAGCCGCCAAAGTTTGGTCATATAACAATGGCAATCCGACTCAGCCGTGGTCAACGCTAAAAGAGTGTATTGAGATATGTGATAAACTAATTTTATCAACACCTGAACTTGCCAATTTTTATCCTGGAAAGGAATATATTGTACATCATAACGCCATCGATCTTAAGATGGATATATATAACCCGAAAAATTCGCGCAGGCACCAACTCCCGAGAGATAAGAAAATAATCGGCTGGGCTGGCTCAACATCACATATTGATTCGCTTCAGATTCTCAAAAAGCCTATAAACAAGCTTTTCAAAGAGCGCAATGATATAACTTTTGGCCTCTGCTCAAATCCTGAATTCCTTTCTTTCTTTGACTTAAAGCCTGAGCAGAAACAATATATTAAACACAAACCTTTTGAAGAATGGCCGCCAGTCATGTCTCTGTTTGATATAAATCTAGCTTGCGTTAGAAATGATTTGTTCAATTCAGGTAAGAGTGAGTTAAAGGTGCTTGAAGCCGGCGTCTGGGGAGTTCCTAGTGTTTGCACTTATAATGCCCCATATGCCAGATTTAACAAAAATTCTGACGGCGGCAATCTGCTTGTATGGGAAAATAAGACCAATGATTGGGTTGAGCAAATATCTAAACTAATAGATGAACCTGAAACTTATCAAAACTTGGTAGAAAAAACCAAAAAAGCTATCAATTCAACCTATAATTTAGAAGAAGTTAACAAAATGCGGACGGAATTTTTCAAAAACGAATTAAATTGATTTATGGCAAAAAAGAAAAAAGATGATAATCTTGAAGACTTTGACTTCAATGATGAGGTTGATAAAGTATTTAAAGAATCCAGGAAAAAGAAATCTGGAATAAAGTTAACGACTGATCAAAGAGTTGAAAAACTCGATCAGTCTGTTATCAATAAAATCGTTCAGGATAAAAAAGGTGAAATGGTTGTTGAGGCGAATAAACTTGCCAAACAGCTTGCAGCCAAAATTGACCTTCAGATCCAAGATGATTTAACAGAAGACCAGAATTCCGCGGCGATGTATTACGCTAATGGATTCAGCATCACAGAGGTTTGTGATAAATTTGGTTTATCGCCTGCCACTTTCGAAGCGTGGCTTAAGACGCCGGCGTTTATGAAGAAGGTGAATGAATATATATATTCCGAGGGAATGGTTACTAAGGGTGCGATGATCCGAAAAGAAAAGCGCATTGCCAATGCCATTTCTGATGCACTTATTGATAAGATGATGGACCCGGAAAATGGTCTTGATAACCTTTCCGTTACAACCTTGCACAAGATGAATCTTGATCAGGGCCGTCGCATAAGCGAACTTATTGATGACGGAAGTAAGAACGCATCTAATTCAATTGCCGTAATGATTGTTAATCACTTTAAGAATACAAATAAGGGAATAAATAACCTTGACGATCTTCTAAATAATCCTGCATATGATTTCAGAGGCAAGACGGTTATTGATATAGACGCAGAAGAAATTGACGACTAATGAGTGACGACATAGCAAAAAAGATTTATGACAGATACCATGATGATGTGGCTGGTTGGGCTTGTCAATTAACTGATATCTTTAGAGATAAGGTAACTCAAGAAGAACAATTGCCTTATCCTCTTCAGATTGAATTCATGAATGGCTCTAGAGATCCTAAAGAGCGCGTCATTGTCATTCTAAAGAGCCGCCAATGTAAAGCGGCAGATACATTAGTTCACACAGAATTCGGCCAGATTCCAATAAGAGAGTTGTGTGCTGATAAATACAAAGGAAAAGTCTGGACGTTTAACCAATACGGCAAGAAAGAGCTTGACCAGGTTGTAGATGTGTGGTTTTCCGGCAAAAAAGAGCTATACGAAATTTCTCTTTGGGATGGTAAGGCCATAAAACTCACTGCCGGTGATGAAGTTAGGACGGCCCATGGATGGAGAAAAGTTGAGGAATTAAAAGTAGATGATCCTGTTTGGATTCTTTACAGTGATAGCTCAAGAGCCAGTCATATTAATGGAATTAAATCGATAGTCAAATTAGATGGCTTGCACCCGACTTACGATCTAGAGACTCAAGACCATCAGAGTTTTATTGCAAACGGAATTCACGTTCATAACTGCGGATTTACTACCGCCATTAAAGCAAAGGTTATGCACGCCGCATACTTCGGATTGCTTCCAAACATCATCATAGCATCTGCCGGTGAGAAACAGGCAAACAAAGTTCTTGCCGAAATTAAAGACCATTATCGTTCAATGGGGCCGCTGTGTCCTGGATTTGTGACCGACAACGCCTCCGAGTTGGTGTTAGATTCCGGTGCCAAAATTACTTCAGTTCCTGCCAACCCTAATACGGTTCGTGGTAACTCGGCAGAGGTTTTCTGGGACGAAGCAGGCGTATTTAGCCGCAGAGAATCTGACGAATTTTGGTCCGCAATCTACCCATCTATCTCCAAGGGCTGGAAGATATATCTTATTTCTACTCCTAAGGGCAAGGATAATGTATTCTATGACCTTTGCAATCCAAAAAGAGATAGCGAAGGTAATTTAGTAAACAAGGGTGTTCGTGCCAACAAGATAATTAAAGTCGATTGGACTGTTGTCCCTCACATTAAAGCGTTCGTTGAGGACGCAGAAATTGAAGATTACACAGACAAGCTTTTCTTACAAGAATATTGTTGCGAGTTCTTAGATGATGCAGAGGATCCTTTCTTTAGTTCAGCGTCATTGGACGCCAAGATGTTTAGAAATGATTTGAGTTTTATTTCTGATAACGCAATATTTAGCCTTGAGGGTGACGATTGTCCGCAAGAATTAAGACTTGATCTGAAAGAGAAATTCAAAAAGATTTATGTTGGCTATGATCCAGCTATATCAGAGTCAAAGGACGCAGACGGCGCGGCTATTGAGATTGTCGGCATAGATAACGATGAAGTCTGGACAAGAATATTCTCAAAGGTGATGGCTAAGGGTTTTACGCAAAAAGAACAGTGTAAATATGTCTCAAGACTTTCGCTTTATGTTGGGGCTAATAAAGTTGGATTCGACGTAACTGGTGGTATGGGATTGACTTTCAAAGAACGCCTTGAAGAGACAAAGATAAAAGATAGATTAGTTCCAGTTCTTTTTGAAAGTAATATGAAGGTTCGCGAAGCATCGGCAATAAAAAACAAAATAGAAACTGGAAAACTTATATCTCCTGAGGACGCAGAAATGCGCAAGCAAATGCTAAATCTTACATTTAATCCAGTTACTAAGCAACTTAAAGCGGCTGGTAGTTGGCGAAAAAATAAGGACGATAAATTCTTCGCATTGGTATGTGCCCACTTTTGCGAAAATAAAAAGAAACGAGCGGGCTTCTCAATCATAAGAACGAATACATAATATGAAACCAGATGAATATAAACAAGCACATGATTCAGAAGAAACCAGAAGCTCTTTAGACGCCGATTTTGCGCGCCTAAGCAAGCAAGGTAAATTCCGTCCGTCTATTTCTAACGTATCAGATACTAAAGTCGGCTCAATGGCGAACGTATCTGACGTAGGTGATAAGGGGTTTACTACAACTACTGGTGTGCCGCTTTCACACCCGCTTGAATTAATTACAATGGTATTGCAGGAAAATCCCTGGGCTGATACAGCCGTCAAAACGATTGGTGCTGCCTGTGCGTCAACTGAACCTTTATTCAATATCTTTGATAAGAGTGACGATGATTCAATCGGTAGAAATACCAAGCTTGCTCGCAAAAAGAAAATCAATAATATTAAGAAAAAGTTACTAAAGCCCAACAAGCATCAAACTGGCTACGAGCTTATGCTTACCACGTTTGAGAATTTAGCAGCCTATGGTAATGCTTATTGGCAAATTATTCGTACAATCGGCGGAGAAATACATTCAATATTCACTCTGCCGCCTGAGACGATGAGAGTAGTTCCTTATTTTGATGTAAATGGCGTTCTTCATTGTGCCTACTATCAAATGAACATCGTTACAAACACAAGAGGGAACGACTCTCCTAGCGATATTTATCTTGAAGATGAAATTATTCACTTTAAAGAGACAAACGAAAAATCGTTCCTGTACGGCAAACCGCGTGTCTACTCTCTCTTTGGGCATATAACCAATAACGCCCAGAGTATGGCTGCGATTAATTCGTGGTTTGAAAAGGGTTTCTCTGGTGGCGCTATATTCCACATGGATGCCGAAGAAGATGTTGTTGACCGTAATCGTGAGTTCATTCGTGATAATTATTCTGGTGCCAGAAATTATGGCGAGGTTGTTATTCTTGAGGGCGAAATCAAACTGATCGACAATGGTCAGAAATTCGTCGGTAACATCAATTTCAACGACCTTGAAGGCGGTGGGCGTGACGCTATTTTAGTTGGCATGGGCGTACCGATTTCAATGGCTGCTGTTCGTTCAAGCAATGGCCTTGGCAATGCCGAGATCGTTGCATCAGAGGAAAAGGCTTTTAAACGTAATGTCATTGACAAATATCACCGCCTGGTTTACGATAAAATCGAAAGTCGTCTATTTGACGACATGCTTCAAGATGATGAAATTGGCATTACCGCTGGCGCTCTAAGTAAATTCACATCAACTGACGAAGTTAATATTGTTAATGCTCTTGCGAAACTTGGTATTAAAATATCTGAGGCGCGCGAAATCCTTGGTGTTAAACCACTTGGTTCCGCTGCTGATAATACCACGATCTGTATGACTAATAATGGTCCTGCTAAATTTGGCGATGTTATTGGCATTGACCCTGATACCGGGGATGCTGTTGAGACATTATTTGATAAAACCCTTAATTCAAAAGCTTCAAATTCAGGAGATAGGACGACACCAACCTCGCTTCCTAGCCAAGAGCCTGGGATACCTGGAACTTAAAACCTGGATCTGAAATAAACAACTTTATTGACAAGGCGCGAGGCGTGTGGTAAGATCCATATGCCTCCGTTTTGCATTTATAAATACTAAATCGAAAGACATATTAATGGCAAAAAAGAAAGACGACGCTAATTATAGCACCGATGTTGATGTTATTCCAGAGTTTAAAGATGCTGTAAACTTTATCGAGAAGTATGCAGGAAAGATAAACAAAGCTGACGCGATCTGGAAAGAGAAGATCGAACTTCACGATCCAGTAAAACTAAGAGAACAAATAGCTGTCGCAATGTCTGTAATTCCAGACTTATCTAAATTGTCTGCAAAAGCCGAAATGCAATATCGGGTTATGCAAAAAGAAGCCTCGCGTCAAGTCCCCGATGTGCTTCGATCTGAGGCCAGAAAAATGTGGCTTGATGGGCATTGTAGCGATTTCCGTTATCAGCGTGATATTCTAGAATGTTTATTCAAGGGTTTAAATATGAAAATTTCAGCCCAAAAAGCCATTCTCTCGTCTTTGGGAATGGAAATGAGGAATAACGCATACCATGATTGAAATTGATTACGAACATGGAATAAACAGTTTAATTGATGACTGGCATAAAGATGAAGCATGGCTTGGTCAGCTTCATTACTATTTATATATGACTTTCGATGAATACAATGCTTTTATGGCGGATGCAAGTAAAATTCCGGAGAATACAAAGTATTTGGTAAGAGAAAAACTTAGGAAATATGGCTTGCGAAGTTTTTAACAACTGTCTAAATAATATCAACTGCTTTGATTGCGCTTTCGATGGCGATAAATATAGCGAATTTGGCATGGACTTGTATAACCCAATTGATAAGTCTATCAAGCAACCAACCAATGAATCTAGAAAGCAAGCATTTAAAGAAGCAAAGAAGAAATCAGCCAAGGCAGATAAGATTGCGAAAAATTCGGCCAAAAATAAAGATAAGCAAAAACTTTTAAAAGAAGCTAATAGAACAGAGGCCAAGGTCTTAAAAACTCTTAACAGTGGTAGAGTATCTAAAGACGGCGATATGGGCAGTCGTGACTTGACGATCGATGTTAAGCTGTGTTCTACTACACAAGACTGGCCTGTAAAGCGCGAAGAGTTCCAAAAGGTTCAAGGTGACGCAGCCAGAGCCAATAAAAACTACGGAGTTCTGGCGATGACAAATAAACTTGGCGAAACAGTATATGTAATCCCGGAAGAACTATTTAAGGAGATTTTATGATAGATGTAATCAAGTCTATACGCCCATTCGGGGTCTGTTTGTTTGTTTTTATATGTACAGCTATGATTTTTGCATATCAATTTCCGATATCAATCGTCTACGGATTTGGTCTTTTAGTTGGGTTTCTTGCTGCTGATATTTGGTTTAATTAGAAATGAATTATAATTTAACAATTGGATTTATTCATGCGAAAAGAATTGTCGATGATGGCCTGGGCCTTGTTGCAAGGGTTCCATCTGGAGGCAATAGATTCAAAGTAATTTTCGCCGACAACTATGAACTATTTTCCTTTTTGTGTGACGAACAACCGGATTTAACACTATATCCGCGTGCATACGATAATTATGAAGTTCCCATTGAACCTGTGCTGGAGTTTAACTATCGCTAATACTCATTTTAATAAGGATTAAAAGTAAATGATTAATTATAAGGTATTTGTTAGCTCAAAATTTAGAACCGATGATTGGTCTAGTGAACAAGAAAATGTATATTGGGCTAAAGTATACGCAAGATTTGTTGTAAAATACTACAATATGATCCCGATTGTGCCACACCTTATTCATACAACTTACCTTGATGACAATAAAGAAGATGAACGAGAGCTTGGAATTGATATTTGCAAACTTGAAATACTAAACTCTGATTCAATAACTTTTTTCATCAGAGATAACCTGCCAGAAGAAAGCAGAATGAGTTCTGGTATGATGGCTGAACATCATTTTGCTAATGATAATGGAAAATTTATGAATTTTATTATCCATGATGATACTGGAAAAATATTACGTGTCGAAAATAGTTCGTTAGATAAAATTTTAGTTGGCAAAAATCTTCATAATATTTACGAGATTGACGGATAAATGGGAAATATTCTTATAACCGGGTCCGCAGGGTTTGTCGCCAGTAATCTAATTGACAGGCTCTTAATGGACGGACGAAATAATCTGATTCACGTTGATATGTTGATTGAGCAATCTGATGCTGGATATTGGGATAGACTCAGAGGCCGGAAATATCGGATGAACGTCGGTTCAATAACGAAACAATTTTTATCCGATAATGATATTACTGAAGTAATTCATCTTGCAGCCAGAAGTCACGTTGATAACTCAATCGCAGATCCTGTGTCATTCACTTTTGATAACACCTATGCCACGCATAAACTACTAGAAACGTGCAGGCAGTATGGCAAAATCAGATGCTTTGTTAATGTTAGTACGGACGAGGTTAATGGGAGCCTAGATTTTGACGATCATCCGTTCGATGATAGAGATCCTTATGATCCATCATCACCATATTCGGCGTCAAAGGCCGCACAGGAATTAATCGGCCAATCTTACTTCAAGACGTTCGGCTTCCCTATTGTAACCACGCGATGCTCAAACAATCACGGGCTAAGACAGCATCCAGAAAAGTTCATTCCACGAACTATTAAGTCGATCCTCAACAAAGAGAAAGTTAAGATTTATGGAAATGGTGAGAATGTCAGAGATTGGATTGATGTTCGTGATCACGTAAATGGTTTGCTATTGGCACTTGATAAGGGTGTTCCTGGGGAAATTTATATGTTCGGCGGCGAGAATGAAATCAACAATATAGATTTGTTTATCAAAATTTATAACTACTTGACTCGCTGTGGCGCCAACATTCTTCCCTTTGCTGAGTCATATGAATTTGTTGGTGATAGACTTGGCCATGACTTGAGATATGCGGTATCGAACTACAGAGCTAATAAAGCTATTGGGTTTGAATTAGAACACAAAGGCAAGTTTGCAAATACACTTGATTGGTATTTCAATAACCAAGATTGGTTGAATGGAAAGGTTTAGTATGACAGGAATAATTGGTTCTGATGGAAATTTCGACAAAGATGGTTATGTTGAAATACTTGAATCACCGCTTATCGAGACGCTATCTGACAGTGACGGCGAGTGGAGCATTCTAAGAATCAATGGTAAAGAAATTTGCCAAAAACATTCACTAAATGCATATGATATTCTTGAACAATTAGAATTGATGGGCTATCTTAGCTGGAATCATTATTCAGTTGAAGATGGTAAACTTGAAGAAAAGGAATTTGGCGAATGGCTTCAAGATCCAGAAATTAAAGACTGGATTAAAGAATACCTAGAAGAAATCGGCCCGTACATGAATCACGAAGAGGATTGAATAAATGGAAATCGTTACCACACAAGAGCACGTTGAATCAAACGCTGATACAAAGCGGTATCTATCATCACTAGAAATCATTGAAAACATTCAGCCGATTGATGGCGCTGATAATGTAGAACTTGCCACCATTCTGTCACAGCCTGTTGTCGTGCAAAAATCTCGTGGATTCCGGGTCGGTGATAAAGTTGTGTTCGTCTCAGTTGACGCCATTCTGCCCACAAAGCCTGAATTTGAATTCTTAGCTTCACAAAAATATCGCGTAAAAGCTATTCGGGTTCGCGGCCAAGTTTCTATGGGTATTGTTTTAAAACCTGAGGAAATTGGCCTGGACCTAAAAGAAACTGGCATAAGTCTTGATCTTATGATTGGTATCCGTAAGTATGAAGCGCCAGTATTTGAATCTGAAAAGCTTCAAGCTGGCAAGGCTGATGGCCGTTTCCCATCGCACATTCCAAAGACTGATGAAGAAAATATCTTTAAAATGAAGTGGATTATTGATGAACTTCATGGCGAAGAAGTTGTACTCAGCTCGAAAAACGACGGAACCAGTCTGACTGTAGCACTTGACAAAGATGGCGTTTTTAACGTATGCTCAAGAAACAACAGTCTCAAAGAAGAAGGTGGTGGCGATTACTGGAACATGGTTCGTAAATATGACTTAAAGACTAAAATGGCTAAAGATGCAGTTGGTTTATCAATCCAGGCTGAAATTGTTGGCCCTGGTATTCAGAAGAACAAGCATAATCTTAAAGAAAAAGAAATGCGAATTCATAACGTATTTAATAATGATGAAGGTCGCCACCTTGACTATGATGAAAGACTTGCAATTGCTGCAAAATTAAGTGTTCCAGTTGTCCAAGAGGTTCATCGTTTTGTATTAGATAAGAATGTTCATACCATTGAAAAGCTTATTGAAATGGCGACGATTCCTGATATAGACAATCCAAACAATCCGATCGAGGGTCTTGTACTTCGCCCTGTAAAAGAAAAACGAGTTGGTTCACGCCTTGAGCGCGCGTCGGTTAAGATTCTCAATCCTCAATTCAAAGAGAAATTCAAGAACGGTTAGTAGATAAGTTGGTTAAAGGTTGGTGGCGAATTTTTCGCCACCACATACCCATAAGAGTATATGAGCGAATTTAATAAAGATCATGATCGAATATCCGCATTTACGTGGGACGAAAGTAGTATAAGAGTGTATGGGAACGGCGAAGGAAAAGCCAGACTTGAAGCAAGAAGAAATGAAAAGAGAATGAAAAACAACGAAATAAAAGATGAACTTAATGAACTAATCGTAGAATTTGCCAATAAACACGGCCTTTTCTCTTTGAAAATAGAATACGATGGATATCATGAATGCGATTACGATCTATATTTAAAAGATACGGATTGCTCGTTTGTAACAGAAACTATGGAGATTTCAATTGGATAACGATAACAATAAACTAACTGAATTAGAATTTCTTGCAATTGATTTGATTAATTGCAGCAGCAATGCCAATATGGAATTATTGGATGAGCTATGGAATAAAATTGGCGAAAAATTCGGCACAAAAAGGGCTATTGATATCTACAATGAGGGTTGTCAGTATCAAGACTGCCCAGCAACAGAGCAAGACTTTATTGAATCATATATGAGAAATTAATGAAAATCCATCACTTTTATCATGTCTATAGTAATGGAAGCTGGGAAATGCCTTTTCGAGAACATATTAATGCATTGCGACATACGAGCTTAATTGATAATCTATATTCATTTCATATTGGCATAGTAGGCAATGAACAAAGTAGAGAGTCTGTTAAAAGACTAATAAAAGATGAAAATCTTAATGCAGTAATCTGTTGTGAAGCTGACGATGGATGGGAGCAAGAGACATTAGACGAACTGCTTGAATTCTCAAAAGAGAATGATGGACTTATTCTATATGCCCATACAAAAACCGCTGTAAACATAAATGACTTGCACCTAAGATGGCGCAAGTCAATGGCATACCATAATATTATTAATTGGCAAAAAAACGTAGATATATTAACAAATCCTGACGAAGTTTTTCATATTACTGGATGCCACTATCTAGACTCAGCAACTGCTTCAAATCCAGATACTGTTCCAGTTAAGACATTCAAAGGGTTTATGGCTGGAAATTATTGGTGGTCTAAGCTTGAATATATTAGGAATCTTGATAAATGCCATAGGAATAATAGATATTTTGCAGAAATTTGGATTTCAGATTTAAAAGATATATATCAAGACGAATACAAGATATACGATTTTGACCCTATTCATCCTGGTCAAAATAGATTTACAGCACAATGGTAAGGAAAAGCGGAAGATATGTCTGATGTAAAGTTTGTAATATATAGTCCCGGCTATCAATTTAATTCAGGTGGATTGATAGCACTTTCAATGCTGGCTCACAACCTTGCGTCGATTGGAGAACAGTCATATGTGATCGGTTCAAAAGGCCCTGGAAATCTTGGTGAAGAATTACAAGGCCGAAGATTTGATCCAGAATCTACAATTATGGTATATCCTGAGATTGTATATGATAATCCGTTTAATTATAAGCATATAGTTAGGTGGATTCTTAACTCTTCACATAGGCCGTACCCAGAAAACGATTATCTATTCAAATATTCTGATTACTTTACCAGTTTTAATGAACACAATGTAAAAGGAAAGCTGACTGCATATAATCTTGAGTTGGATTTTTGGATTGATTTAAATTATGAAAGAAGTGGGGAGTGCTACATTGTCAAAAAGGGTTCTTATAAGAAATTAATTCACCACAAAGATGATTCAATTTGTATAGATGATTTCCCAAATAATGAATATATTAGAGAAGTTTTTAACAAAACAAAACGCTTTATCTGTTATGACAGCGAATCCTTTTTAGCTACGCAGGCCAGCATGTGTGGATGCGATGTAGTTGTAATACCGCGAGATGGTGTAAGCAGAGAAGATTGGAAATATAAATTTCAAGGATCTAAATACGGAATCGCCTATGGGTTTGATGATCCAGAGCTTTATAATAGCACAAGGCATCTTATAAAAGATAATCTTATCAGGTTACAATCTGAAAGTATCGAACAGACGAAACAATTTGTTGAAATATGTAAAGGAAAACTGGGGATTGTATAAATGGTAGACACGCTAAAGCTTGAAGTTGGCAAGGCGTATATAAACATAAAGCACGATAAAGTTAAGATTTTATATGCAAATGAGATCAACACTCAGTTTGTTGGAGAAACAGCGCAAGGAAATCTAGAGATTTATGGAAGCGATGGCTACGCTTTTGACTCAAGGACACCGGGTTTATATAAAGAATTTAAAGAAAAAGTAAAACAGTATTTACTTGTGCAAGTTAACAAGCATGGTCAGGCAAATACTTTAACTTCATCTTTATCTATTGACCATATTGAAGGTTTAAAAAATTCATATACAAAATCTGTGCCAAATGCAACATACCATGTTATAGAGCGAGAAATTGATAAGCCAAATGATTAAACAAAAATATAACGTTGCAGTATTCCCTTGCGGGACCGAAATTGGCCTTGAGATTGCTGCGGCTCTGAGAAATAACAAGCACATTAATTTAATAGGATTTAATAGTTGTACTGATAATTCGGAGCTTGTATATGATTCTGTAGATATAATTCCAAATGTTGACGATTCAGATTTCGCATTTATTCTAAATAAAAGTATCGCAGCGCATAACATCCACATGCTAATCCCTGCACATGATTTATTTCTAGATTATATCGTTGATAACAAAGAGAAAATAAATTGTAGAATCGTAACTCATCCAATAGAGACTATTAAAGCGTGCAGGTCAAAGAAAAATATATATTCTTTGTTCCCAAAAATTTCGCCAAAAGTAATGACCAAAGATGCTGTAATGTATAATTGGGCGAATAAAATAGATAAAGAATATTTTGAAAAGCCAGACATGGGCTTTGGTTCTGTCGGAGCGAGAAAGGTCAGGGGAGTCTCGAATGCTGAAGCCTCATTGTTAAATAAAAATGTTGTATTAACCGAATATCTTCCCGGAAAAGAATACACAGTTGATTGCTTTACTGATAAATTTGGCGTCCTACAAGTCATTAGCCCAAGGCAAAGAACTAGATTAAAAAACGGAATCGCCGTTAGAAGTGAGTCTGTAAATGAGTCGATCAAAGCTGAAGTAAGAATAGTTGCTTTGGAGATAAGCAGAAAATTAAACTTTGATGGAGCCTGGTTTTTCCAAGTCAAAGCTGATTCAGAAGGCAAACTTAAGCTGCTTGAAATAGCTCCGAGGATTGCAGGAAGTTCTGGGTTCACAAGAATGAATGGAAATAATCTTCCTTTGTTGTCAATTTACAATGCGATGTATTTGCCAGTAAAATCTATTACTACAGATGAGAATCATATAAAAGTTTCAGACAGAGCATTATCGTCAAAGTTTAGGTTGTCAAAATATTCAAATCTATTCATAGATTTTGACGATACGCTAATAG